GCAGATATGGAACTCCATCTGGTCTGTTGAATCAGAAAGATAAGGTGTATGACAGAGATGTTATAACATGGTGGAATCAAGCACTACAGATAACAGATATCCAATCTTCTGATTGGAAGGATGCCGTGGATGGCATGCCAGATAAAACTTTTTATTTCTTTGACCCACCATACCGAGACTCGTTTGCAGACTATGGTAATGGGTTTACTGATGATCAGCTATTGGATCTTATATCATTCTGTGATAACCAAACACTTGTGATGCTATCGAATCGAGATGATGAAGATTGGTTTGCGAATCAGAAACGATCTCTTGACTCCGCTCACATCGATGTGACCTATACTGCAGGTAGACGAAAGAAGACTGAAGACGGTTTTGCCGCAAAGAAGGCAAGAGAAATATTATTGTATAGAACAGACTCTGAGGTTTTTACTTGACTCTTCATAGATTCTATGTTAATATAGTGTCAATCATCATAGGAGATTCTATTGTCTTTTTACACTTCAGTTAATCGGTACGGTAATACTATATTCTATCGTGGCTACAATGATAGCGGCAATCCGATAGAACAAAAAATACCATTTAAGCCTACGCTATACATCAACTCGAATGGTTCCAAGTCTGATTGGATTTCCTTGAATGGAACGCCTGTCAAATCTGTGGAGTTCGCTAAGATGAGTGATGCCAAAGATTTTATTGAGCAATATAAAGATATTGAGCAGTTCAAGGTCTATGGTCAGACCAACTACATCATGCAATATATTACACAAAAGTTTCCCAAAGAAATCAAGTGGAACCCCAAGTTCATCAACGTAGTCAACTTTGATATCGAGGTCCAATCTGATGAGGGGTTTCCAGAACCTGGTGAAGCCAAGTATCCAATTATATCGATTGCTCTCAAGTCCAGCAAAAGTTCTGTATATCACGTATGGGGTCTTGATGATTATGATCATACCAAAACAGAGATCACTGGTGTAGAACTTATTCAATATCACAAATGTAAATCTGAGGAGCATCTGCTTGCATCTTTTATGAAGTATTGGATTGCGAATCGTCCAGATGTTATTACTGGTTGGAACACTAAGTTCTTTGATATTCCATATCTGATCAATCGTATTCGTCGTGTTGGATCTGAGGAAGCTGTCAAACGCCTATCCCCTTGGAACCGTGTGAACGAGCAAACCAAAACAGTATTCGGAAAGCCTCAACAAGCATATGAGATTGTGGGTATACAATCTGCTGATTATATGGAGTTATTCAAGAAGTTTGGTTACTCTTATGGCACACTTGAGTCTTACAAACTGGACCATGTTGCCTATGTTGTTCTTGGTGATAAGAAGTTGTCGTATGAAGAATATGGCAATCTATATACATTATATCAACAGAACCACCAGAAGTTTATCGACTATAATATCAAAGATGTTCAGATTATTGATCGACTTGAAGAGAAGATGGGGCTGATCCAGTTGGCTCTTACCATGGCATATCGTGCTGGAGTAAACCTTGAGACTACATTCGGCACCACTGCCATCTGGGACTCAATCATCTACCGAGAACTGAACAAGAAGCACGTTGCCATTCCACCACAGATGCATCCTAACAAACCTGATTATCCAGGCGGTTATGTAAAAGAACCTATGGTTGGTAAGCACGATTGGGTGGTATCGTTTGACTTGAACTCTCTATATCCTAACCTAATTGTTCAATCCAATATGTCACCAGAAACTCTTATCGGTACAAAAGAACCTCATGGTGTTGGGTATTACCTAAACTTACAAAAGAATGTTGAGAGTGAATATGCAGTAGCTGCGAATGGTTCTGTGTACAGCCGAGAGCATCAAGGTATTCTACCCAAGATTATTGAAGCCTATTACGAAGAGCGTAAAGTTATCAAAGGAGAAATGCTTACGGCTCAACAGGCTTACGAGAAAACCAAAACGATAGAACTTGAGCGACAGATCAACCAACTCGAAAATCGTCAGATGGCTATTAAGATTTTGCTCAACTCTCTCTATGGTGCTATCGGTAACAAACACTTCCGTTACTTTGATATTCGTATTGCCGAGGGTATCACGTTGTCTGGTCAGTTGGCTATCCAATGGGCTGAACGAGCAATCAACAAAGAACTCAACAAGATCTTGCAAACTGAAGATGTAGACTATGTTATCGCAATCGATACAGACTCACTGTACATCAACTTTGGTCCATTCATCGAGAAGCTTAACCCAGAAGATCCTGTCAAGGCTCTTGATAAAATCTGTGGTGACCACTTCGAGAAGATCCTTGCTGCAGCGTATCAAGACCTTGCAAACAAGACCAATGCATACAAGAATCGTATGGTAATGGCTCGTGAGGCTATTGCCGATAAAGCAATCTGGACTGCCAAGAAGCGTTACATTCTCAACGTGCACAACAATGAAGGGGTGCAGTATGCTGAACCAAAACTCAAGATTATGGGTATTGAAGCAGTCAAGTCATCTACACCTCAAGTTTGCCGTGACCGATTCAAAGAAGTCTTCCAAGTTCTGATCAACGGTACTGAGAAAGATACTCAGACATATATCGCTGACTTCAAGAAAGAATTCAAAAGTTTGAAGCCAGAACAAGTAGCATTTCCAAGAGGCATAAGTAGTGTGAGTGATTGGGAAGATAGAGAATGTATTTACCGTAAGGGTTGCCCGATCCACGTGCGGGGAAGTCTGCTATATAATGCTCAACTAAAGCAGCATGGTCTCAGTACTAAACTACAATCTATCCAGAATGGAGAGAAGATTAAGTTCACCTATCTCAAAATGCCAAACCCTATACAAGAAAATGTTATATCGTTTCCAGAATATCTACCACCTGAGTTAAAGCTTGACAAGTATGTGGATTATGATGTACAATTCAATAAGACATTCCTTGCACCCTTGGAATCAATTTTAACGGCTATTGGATGGGATGCAGAACCGAGAGCCACATTGGATGCTTTTTTCGAATGAAATATGATGATATGGAACAACTATTATTCTGCACTGCTGAAGAGTGCGGAGAGGTAACTCAAGCGTGTATGAAAATCGCTCGGTTTGGATACACTGATGATAAACATGACCGTCTGCTAGAAGAACTAGGAGACTTGCAGTGCATGATAAACTTGTTTGTAGAGAATGAAGTATTCACTCAACAAGAGATAGAATATAATGCCACTAACAAGCGGTACAAACTAATGAAATACACACCAGAAATTATACAAGAGGATATGGGAATATGAGTAACTTGATTGAACATTACGCAGAGTTTGTTGAAAGCATGATCTTAACTGAAGGTGACGCACGTATCGCAGAAAACACGCTAGGTCTTGCAGGAGAGACAGGTGAGGTTGCCGATAAGATTAAAAAATATTACCGAGATGGTACTATTGATAAAACAGATTTGCAAAAAGAACTCGGAGATGTGATTTTCTATTGGTTTGCCTTACATGGTGCTTTGGAAATTGATCCTATCAAATCTATAGAAACTAATATGATAAAACTTTCAGATCGTAAGAACCGTGGTGTTCTTCGTGGATCTGGAGATAACCGATAAGGAAAATAAATGACACAGAAAAAACCAGACGTGTTCCGTATTGTTATTTTAGATAGTGGAACAGAATTTGATACAGAAAAAGCAGATACTCTAAAGTATCTGTTTAGTTTGCCGACGAATGATATAATATATCATGAAGATGGAGATGACCTATCAGATCTATTTAACTTTGACCCTAATGTAACTTTTATTCAAACTCCAACTACCATAGAAGATGGTGTTGTAATTGCGACACAGTTAGAGTCTCAAGTATTGCAAGTCTTAGCTAAAACAGATGGCGGTTGTGTTATTCGGACACCTCTGCCTATTGAGATTGTGGATCGATTGTGTGCGACTAATGACAAGGTGGTTTACTACCCTGAGTTTCACAATGAAAATCTAAAAGAAAATCAAATGTTTCATATTATTGGTGGAGCACATGCTTCAGTGATGGCAGTAAAAGACATACTTCATTCAAGGTCTAGTACCATGATGGGACAAGTTGTAGCTTGCACTGGCGTGGAAGCAGCAATCATTGAACAAAGTATTTGTGCTATTACTGGATTGAAAAGCGCATTCATGAATCAGTTATATGATTTTATGCAAGATTATGGTGGAGATTATAACGTAGTCTCTCAATATATTGACACTCACCATGGAACAGGCCAAACTAACAATAGGGTACCTAACCGTCAGTTCAAACGTGGTATTCAAGATACTCGTGTAGCTGCCATAAAAAACTTGCATAACATGGATAAAAACCTCTTTACAATCCTCGAAAGTTTTGATATAATCAACTCAGCATATACAAATAGAGAGGAATAATACATGAGTATTATGGACAAACTCAAGAAGAACTCGAAGTTGAAACATACTTCAGTTCTATCTGAGTCTAAATTTTTTAATGAGAAGACCCCTACACCTACCAGCGTTCCTATGATTAACGTTGCTTTGTCTGGGTCTATTGATGGTGGTCTCCTACCAGGATTGACTACTTTAGCTGGTCCATCTAAACATTTTAAAACTTCTTTTGCCTTGCTTATGGCTGGGGCATATCTCAACGCACATAAAGATGCAGTCATGTTGTTTTACGATTCAGAGTTTGGCTCTCCACAATCATACTTTGAACAGTTTGGTATTGACACTGCACGTGTTTTACACACACCGATTACTAATATCGAGGAACTCAAGTTTGACTTGATTGGACAACTTGAAGCCCTTACACGTACCGACAAGGTTATCGTGGTTATTGACTCTATCGGCAACGTTGCGTCCAAGAAAGAGATGGAAGATGCTATCAATGAGAAGGCAGTAGCTGATATGTCTCGTGCTAAAGCATTGAAAGGCTTGTTCCGTATGTGTACTCCATATCTGGCAATGAAGGATATTCCTATGCTGGCTATCAACCACACGTACAAAGAACAAGGTCTGTTTCCAAAAGATATCGTATCTGGTGGTACAGGCATCTACTATTCTTCTGACAATATCTGGATTATTGGGCGTCGTCAAAACAAAAAAGGCACTGACATTGTTGGCTACGACTTCGTGATTAACGTAGAGAAATCACGGTTTGTAAAAGAGAAGTCTCGTATTCCTATCTCAGTATCTTGGGATGGTGGTGTCCACAGTCACTCTGGTTTGCTCGATGTAGCACTCGCAGGTGAGTATGCTCGTAAACCTTCCAATGGTTGGTATGAAGGCGCAAACCCAGAAACTGGTGAGGTTCTTACTGGCAAGGTTCGTCTAGATGCTACGAATGAGAAAGAGTTCTGGGAACCTGTCTTCGAAAAGACTAACTTTGCTCAGTTCATTCAGAACCAATACGAACTCGGTCATAAGTCAGAAGTAAGTATGGATGAGATTGTTGAAGAGGGTACGCTATGAATATCGAAATAGGTAAATCATATGCGGTAAGTGCATATAGAAAAAAATCTCTTATAGAGATTGAGATGTACTATCACGAAGATGGTCGTGGATTGAATACAGAAATTGGTTGGAGAAATGGAACATTCATTTTAACTCCTCAAAATCAAGAAGAAGTCGATGATCTAAAATCATGCATCTTTGTAGAGGGGGTTCATAGTTGGGAAGAGGGTAATCAGCCTGATGTCTGGGACTATGAGTCATTTGAAGAGATTGAAATGGATAGTACATGGGATGGTTGTTGGGAAGAGTTTACTTTCTACGGTAATCATTTTACTGAAGATGAACAAGAGGCACTTGAAGAAGAGTTCGAAAACGACGAAGAACAGCATTGGAGAAATGATTTTCTTGAGGAAAAGGGTTTCGAAACCCATGGTTGCAACTGGCAGATCCACGGTGGTGTTATTGTGGAAGAATCCGAAGTAGAGGCGGAAGAGGGATGAAAGAAAATACAGATTATGAAATGATTACTGGCACTGGAGAGAACTGGGATATTCGTATTCTTACAGGCGAGTTTAATGAAACCGTTCTTGCATTTAGTACACTAAAGGTAACCGAAGATGGAGAACACCTCTCTTTCAACTTTGATATTGTGTCAAGTCCTGTTGATGATCTTGATGCAGATACCAACTTTGAACTACAAGAGACTGCTGGTCTTATCCTAGAGAACATTCTTGATACGGCTGCGCATATGAAAAACCAAGAGGAAAAGAAATGAAGATCTTGATCTGTGGTTTGCCAGGTAGTGGAAAGACTACTCTGGCAGAACCTCTTGCTAAAACACTCAATGCTGTTTGGTTGAATGCTGATCAGATCCGAACAAAGTATGAAGGACGTGATCCAAGCAAATGGGATTTTTCTGGGTATGGTAGGTTGAAACAAGCTGACCGAATGCGATACCTTGCAGATGGTGCAGTTATGTCAGGCAAACTTGTTGTTGCTGATTTTGTCTGTCCGACTGATGCTACACGTGAGCACTTTAAACCAGATTTCACAGTATGGATGGACACTATTAAACAAGGGCGTTTCGAGAATACAAATAAAATATTTGAAACACCTCAGTTGAAAAATGTGCAGTACCATGTCTCAACTTGGTTTGATAACACACATGAAGTCTTGGCAGAGGTATTGAGTCGCTATTCAAAGATGAATAATATGACTGCTATTGAATATGCGGTGGATCAGACATGATTAGTCAAGATGATATAGATGCATTCACCACGCCAGACTTTGATTGGCAGAAACCAACTGTTCAGATGCTTGGACGTTGGCAACCATGGCATGATGGGCATACAGAACTTTTTAAAAGAGCACACGCTATTACAGGCCAAGTGGTCATTCAAGTACGTGACGTAATGGGTATTGTTGGTGAGGATGCTGGCGGTGGTAGAACTGCAGAACAGATGGACAATCCTTTTCACAAACAAGAAGTGTTTGGTAATATTGAAAAAGGTTTACATCCTCACTTTACAAGGGGCAAGGATTATGTTATAATGACAGTACCAAACATCGTAGATATTTCATATGGACGTGGTGTTGGATATACATTTACAGAACACGATTTAGGTAAAGATATTCACGACATTTCTGCAACCAAGATCAGAGCAAAGATGAGAGCAGAAGGTGTCTTGAAATACACTGAAGGTACTCGAATGGATAGTAACTATTATTATATGAAAGATCCTAATGATTAATGCGAATATAGAACAAACAATCATACGTAATCTCCTTACTGATGAGGAGTATATGCGCAAGGTGATACCGTTTATCCAAC